ATGAAATCACAGGTAGCAATGAGCCAGACGAATCTTATGCAGACAAAATTTATCAAGACTACATTGAAAAAATTAAAACAGATGGCTTTGATAAAGTGAGACATGAAATTGATAGACAAGAGTTTCACGGTGATATAGCAGGCGATATTATGGATATGGAAAGCCAAGAAACTGAAGGCAATGAATTTAGCAAAAAAGTTCAAGACCTAAAAGCACAAGGCGCTAAAAAAGGCACTAAGTTTAAAACTTCAGATGGTGAAGAACATACACTAGAAGGTTTAGCAGAATTTATTAAATCTTTTTATGATAAGAACACAGGAACTTTTCCAAAAGGACCAGAAGGTGTTGCTACTATGGTAGGCAAAAAGTTTGGTGAACAGGCTGAGCAAGTTGCACGTAAGATGGTAGAAAGAATGGCTCCTGCACAAGAACAAGGCGCAGAAGACTTAGAAGAACTTGAAAGAATTAAACAACTTAGTATGTTTTAATGATTTTACGTATTGATTTTTTACGTAAAGATGTTTAAATAATAGTGTAGTAGGAAACTGCTACACTATTTTTTTTCACTTTATAAAGGAAAACATTATGTGGACAAAACCAATAGCAACAGAAATGAGATTTGGCTTCGAAGTAACGATGTATGTAGCCAACCGATAGATAAAGAAGTAGAAGTAGATATACACAGATTGTTAGAAACATTGGACTGTTAATAAAGAAAGGATCTTCGGATCCTTTTTTTTTTTTTGGTAAAACAAATTCACTTTTAGTTAAAATTCCTATTGACAAGATAAATAAAGTTGCATATAATAGTACGTATGCATTAGGCATAAATGACATTTTTTTATTAGGCAAACAAAGGAGGCTACAAAATGGCATCATTAGCAGAAATCCGCGCAAAACTAGCGGAACAGCAAAATCGCTCAACTGGTAATTCTACTGGTGGCGGAGACAACGCAATTTACCCACATTGGAATATGCAAGAAGGCAAGGAAGCCGTGGTAAGATTCTTACCAGACGGTAACACTGACAACACATTCTTTTGGGTAGAACGTGCGATGATCAAATTACCTTTCGCAGGTATTAAAGGCGAATCAGACAACCGTAACGTAATTGTTCAAGTTCCATGTGTGGAAATGTATAATGACGGAACAGCGTGTCCAATTCTTTCCGAAGTTCGTCCTTGGTTCAAAGATAAATCATTAGAAGACATGGGTCGTAAGTATTGGAAGAAGCGTTCATACATCTTCCAAGGTTTCGTTTCAGATGATCCTCTAAATGAAGATTCTAAACCAGAAAATCCAATTAGACGCTTTATCATTGGTCCACAAATTTTCCAAATCATTAAGGGTGCATTAATGGATCCTGAATTGGAAGAATTGCCAACAGACTATATGAAGGGTGTTGATTTCCGTATTAAGAAAACATCCAAAGGTGGATATGCTGACTATTCAACTTCACAGTGGTCACGTAGAGAACGTGCTTTAACTGATGAGGAAAAAGCAGCAATTGATACTCACGGACTGTTTAATCTAAACGACTTCCTACCTAAGAAACCAACTGAAGTTGAACTACAGGTAATGAAAGAAATGTTCGAAGCATCTGTTGATGGCGAGGCATATGATATGGACAAGTGGGGTCAATACTTTAAGCCAGCAGGCATGGGCCAGGCTACGGGTGATCCTAACAAATCTACATCAACTGCGGCACCAGCGACTGCGGCACCAGCGGCTCCAGTAACTGAAACTGCAACAACTGAAGCGGCACCAGCAGCAACTGAAGCACCGGCGGAAAGTTCCGATAGTGCAAACAGAGCTCAGGACATTCTTGCAATGATCCGTAACAGACAACAGCAGTAAACGAGTTTGTGTGTGAGTTCCGGCAAAAACCTCCATTCGGTAATCAGCGAGGTCTCACACACTTCTTAACAAAGGAAAGGATATTATGGCAAAAGCATTTGACGTAACTAAATTTAGAAAGAGTCTGACAAAGAGCATTGACGGACTAGGTATTGGATTTAATGATCCTACTGATTGGATTTCAACAGGAAACTATGCTCTAAACTATTTGATCAGCGGCGACTTCCATAAGGGTGTTCCACTAGGAAAAGTAACTGTATTAGCAGGTGAATCTGGTGCGGGTAAATCGTATATTGCAGCAGGTAACATTGTGAAAGCAGCACAGGAACAAGGCATTTTTGTAGTCCTTGTTGACTCGGAGAACGCACTTGACGAAGCATGGCTACATGCATTGGACGTTGATACGAGTGAAGAAAAATTACTTAAACTAAACATGAGCATGATTGACGATGTTGCGAAAACGGTATCAGAATTCATGAAAGAATACAGGGACATGGCTGAAGAAGATCGTCCTAAGGTATTATTTGTCATCGATTCGTTGGGTATGTTATTAACACCCACAGACGTTGACCAGTTTGGTAAGGGTGATTTGAAAGGTGACATGGGTAGAAAACCCAAGGCACTAACAGCACTTGTAAGAAACTGTGTCAATATGTTTGGTAGTTATAATGTTGGATTGGTAGCAACCAATCACACATACGCATCACAGGATATGTTTGATCCAGATGATAAGATTTCAGGTGGTCAAGGATTTATCTATGCATCTTCAATTGTTGTTGCAATGCGTAAATTAAAACTAAAAGAAGATGAAGATGGTAACAAGGTAACTGATGTGCGTGGTATTCGTGCAGCCTGTAAGGTTATGAAAACACGTTACGCAAAACCATTTGAAGCAGTTCAAGTTAAAATTCCATATGAAACTGGCATGGATCCATACAGTGGACTAGTTGATCTTTTCGAAGCGAAAGGATTAATCAAGAAAGATGGAAATAGACTTAAATACACTGACCTCAACGGCGAAGTGCATTTAGAATACAGAAAAAATTGGACTGGCGAAAAATTAGACATGGTTATGAAAGACCTTGCTGATAAACCCGCTATTGCAGATGAAGCCGAAGAGGAAAAAGAAGTAGAATCTGTTAATGGAGAGTAAGGGTATGAATCAAGATTTGCTCGCTGATATTTGGAATGTCATGAGTGAACACATTCCTGAAAAGGATAAAGAAGGTGTAGCACAGGAATACATTACAACACTATTGGACTATGGTGTGAATGAAAGTGTGCTAGAAGGCATGTTGGGAATAGACACGTATCTGGACGGTGCAATCGAATACGCAATAAGCGATGAGCCAACAGATGACGAGGACGAAGATTGGGGTTAATATGATTAATTGGTATGATAAGGTATCCAAGGATATTTCAACAATACCCGATGCTGTAAAGTATTACGAGGATCAACTGATTCTTGCAAAACAGGAAACAGCAATATCTGGTAGAATTGAAAAGGCTGCCGCAATGATGCCAGCAAACGTAGAAACTCGATTTGGCCAACTACAAGAAATTGAAGCCATTCTTGAATATCTAAACATCGAACTTCGTCGACTGCGTGCTTCTCACTTTAGAAAATATGTTGAAAGTTATCAAAGACAACTAAGTTCTAGAGATGCAGAGAAGTTTGTGGACGGCGAAGCCGATGTTGTAGATTTTGAAAAAATCATAAATGAGTTTGCACTGTTAAGAAACAAATGGTTAGGAATAATCAAGGGACTTGATATCAAACAGTGGCAACTATCAAATATCGTAAAACTAAGAACAGCAGGATTGGATGACGCAACTCTTTAGAGTTTGCCGTCTTTTCTTAACTGTTCTCTAATCTTTGTAGCACTAATGTTGTGAATTTCCTCACCTAACTCGTGCTGTGTGAATGTATAACCCACACCACGACCATAACTTATATCAACAATGTTAGGAACTTTCATAATGATATAATCTTCATTTTCACGAAAGTTTTCCTTCCACAGTGCATCAATGATATTGTTCCTTACTTGATCCCAATGAAATGGATTATCATCTTGATTTGCAGTTCTTCCTGCGCCGGCATCTTGTCCTACTATGCCGCCCACATCGCGAACCATAATTACTACCTGTCCAGTTTCAGCAAATGCTTTCTTAAACAATGCTGTATGGCCTGGGTGCCACGGCTGCCATCTACCTAACATCTCCGTAGTTGGCTTCTTCCAGTCAAACATGTTTACCTCTTTATGTATTTTTCAATAACTTTTACTAGTTGTTCATGTGTATCGTTAAACCATTCTGACACATGATAGTCATATTGGCCTTTTTCTAAAGGAACAAACATTTTATTTGTATCCTCAAATCTGCCTTCCTTAATCGTGTCCATCCAGACAACATAGTCTGCACTAAACTCGTTACGTGCCTGTGGTGTTGGAGCAACAAAGTCTGCCACACAAATCTTGCCAGCCTTGACAATTCCATCTGCTAGATAACGCATTCTTTGTGCTTGCCTTATTCTGCCTTCGGGACTAAAATCCCAATCATCATATTCGGTTCTAACGGCGTCAGCATTGATCCATACTGCACCAATAAGTTTGCTAAAAGGTTCTGCCAGTGTAGTCTTACCACTCCCGGGTAACCCACATATAAGAATTTTCATAGTTATTCCTTTGTCACTTCTATATTTACCAAATTAACTGCGCATAAATATAAAGGAGGAACACACATGACTATAAGCAAAGAATACCAAGACGCATTAAAAGAAATGCACGGAAGATCACAAAAATGGGGAGTTAGAGTAGAGATACCCGAAAAAGTAAAATGGTGCATTGAAAATTATCCAATCAAGTCAATACTAGATTTTGGTTGCGGAAAAGGAGCGGTAGTTGAAGAACTCAAAAGACAATATCCTCATTTAGAAGTCCACGGTTACGATCCTGCATTTAATGATGTCCTCCCTGAAAAAGTAGATATGATCATGAGCACAGATGTGCTAGAACACATAGAACCTCATGAATTAGATAATACTATTAATGATTTAAGATCGCGAACAAATATACTTCAATATCATTTAATTGCGTGTCATTTAGCAAAAAAATTATTACCGGATGGAAGAAATGCACACTTAATTATTGAAACTCCAGATTGGTGGCAACGAAAATTAGGTGAATGGGAATGGAATTTTGTTCACGAAGATATTATTTCATATATGAAGCACAGAAAAAAAGGAAATCGTCCTTTAGCGGTAACAAAATACGAAGCAGTCATGGTAATGTAACTATGCTAAAAAATTTTGTTGAAAACAAAATTATAGGCTTAGTCGGTAATGCTTCTTTAATTTTAGAAAAAAATTATTCAACGCATATTGATGATAACGATACAGTATTAAGATTTAATAGAGGAATTCCAACTCATCCATACCAAGGTAAAAAATTTGATATATTGTGCTGTTCAGGAAAGCCAATTATTGAAGATTTGTTAGACCAAATACCACCCAACGTTATAATACTCTACGGTAAAGATTTACAAAACAAATATCTACAACAGTTAAGAGAAAAATTAAATTTAGTTACAAAGAAACAAAAAGCGTCTACAGGCTTATTATTTTTAACACATGTAATTTCTTTAAAACCAAAACAAATTAATTTATACGGTTTTGATTGGAACAAAACAAAAACATACTACGAAGAAGAATATCGTAAACGAACTGATCTAGTATGGACTTCTCATATCTATGATAACGAAGAAAGATTAATTAGAGATGAATACTGTAAAAAATATAACATTAGGATATTTGAATGAAATGTTTTATCATCAGTTTGCCTAAATCAGGAACATACCTTTTGAGTAATTTAATTTCTCAGTTTGGTTTAGAAGAATCATTATTACACATAGGAATAAACAAATATCAAAAATATGATCCAAATAACTTGTCGGCAGGAAGAAAGGATCCCTTAAAGTATACTCATGAACTACCGATAGAAGAATCGATTAACTTAGTAAAAGAAAATCAAATTGTGGTTGGTCACTTACCTTTTAATGAAAACATATACAACATACTTAAACCTTTTAAAAAAATATTATTAACAAGAGATGTGGACGACATAAATCAATCGGCAAAAAGATGGCAATCTCAAACTGGAAGAGGAAATCCAGAAAGGACTAATGTTAAACAAAGAAAAATAGTTGCAATCGGTGAATGGACTAATGCTCAGGATATTTTTAAGATAGAATTCGATCAGATAATTAATAGAAACAAGAAAGTTTTAGATGATTTACAAATGTATCTTTTTGGACAAATTAAATCAGATTCTTTAAAATGTGTCGATGCAGCACTATCATCTAATACACTTACAAAGAGTAATATGAGGAATAAAAATGGAAAATAATCTAATTTATCAATATTCAGACTACGACTCAACAGATACATTGTGGACAAAGTCGTCAAACTCAGTTAGTGCTTATGCTAAATTTTTTACTCACGAATACAAGTTAATTAATGGCGGTGCACCTGATAATAATCGCAACGGTATATTCGTTCCATTTTTAGAAGGCTGGCATGAAAAATACGATTTTGTAACCTATGTGGAATGCGATATTCTTGCAACAGATGTATCCAATAATATCGTAGGCATGTGTGATGATACTGATATCAATGCATGTCATGCAAATTCAGGACTATTGGTAGTAGATAAAATCGAATCAGGACATCCTTACTGGCATCTTGGTCCTGTTGATGACGGTGTTGTTATTATTCCAAGATCAAAATACGAAACATTTATGGAATATGTAAATCACTGTAAGGAGAATGATGCTTTTCCCAAGAATGGAAATGTTATGCAGGATTTCTGTAAATTCCAAAACAAGGGCGTTGCCAATCTTCACTATAAATTCAATTATAGAATGGATCGTTTTGAACCAAAGAAAAAGTTTTGGCAAACATTTATTCACTACAGAAAAAATCACGACCAAATGGAAAAAGATTATTCTCATCCAAAATTTTTGAAGTAATTAACTGGGCATATAAATATTAGTATGAAAACAATAGTTTTAGTAACAGGTGGCTTTGATCCACTACACTCGGGACACATTGCTTATTTCAAAGCAGCGAAAGAACTTGGAGATGAACTCTGGGTAGGACTTAATTCGGATGAATGGTTAACCAATAAGAAAGGAAGACCGTTTATGCCGTGGACGGAAAGAGCAAATATTCTTTCCGAACTTTCTTGTGTTGATAACGTTATCGATTTTGATGATTCCGACGGAACAGCAAAAGATGCAATAACAAAGGCAATAATGGAAGCAGGCAAAATTTCTGCAACAAAACTTATTTTTGCCAACGGTGGTGATCGAGTTATAGGAAATGTTCCTGAAGAAATTGCATTCAGAGATAGTGCATTTGTTAAGTTTGAATACGGTGTAGGAGGCGAAGATAAAAAGAATTCAAGCAGTTGGATATTGGATGATTGGAAGGCTCCTAAGACTGAACGCAAGTGGGGTTACTATAGAGTTATACACGAATATGGCAACAGCGTTAAGGTAAAAGAATTAACAGTTGATCCAGGAAAAACTCTAAGCATGCAGAGACACAGAGAACGTGCAGAGCATTGGTTTGTTGCTAAAGGAACAGCCACAGTTTATACAATAGATAAACAAACAACGGATTTTGAATTACATGGCACATACAAAGAGCATGATTCCTTACACATTAATACCATGGACTGGCATATGTTAGCGAACGAAACTGATAAACCATTACAGGTGGTCGAGATACAATATGGAACTAATTGTATCGAAGAGGATATAGAAAGAAAATGAGGAACTGGATATTTCTCAGCAAGGGCCTAGAAGATCCATACATAAATGATTTTGCTAAAGGCTGTGGCGTAAAGCCTAAGGATAGTAATACATTTGATTATGATTCATCTGAAGATCCTATTGTTCTAAGAGGAATATTAAAGAAAAAGTTTATACACAAGTGCTGGGAAGATAATAGAGATTTTTATTATGTTGATACAGGATATTTTGGAAATGAAAGAACACAATCAAATCCAAATGGTTGGAAATATTGGCATAGGATAGTAAAGAATAATCTACAACACAATGATATAATTAAAAGACCTCCAGATAGATTTAAAACATTCAACAAGAAATTTTCTCCTTGGAAAAAGGATGGAAGAAAGATTTTAATTGCAGCACCAGACGAAAAGCCTATGAAATTTTACGGGTTGGAACTGGATCAATGGTTAAGTGATACCATAGAAACAATTAAAAAATATACGGATAGACCCATAGAAGTAAGGAAACGTGACAAGGTTAGATTGGATAGAATGACCACTAATACATTGGAACAAGCATTAAATAACGATGTATTTGCTCTTGTAACATTCAATTCAAATGCTGCTGTTGAATCAGTATTCCAAGGAATACCGGTGTTTACACTAGCACCAGCATGTGCAGCATCGCCTGTAGGGTTAAAGGATATAAGTCAAATAGAAAGACCATACTATCCAGACCAGGATAAATTATTTGAGTGGGGCTGTCATCTAGCATACGGACAATTTCATATTAGTGAAATGAAATCCGGTGTTGCCAAAAGGATGTTGGAGGAACAATGAAAGTATTTGTAGGATATGATACTAGAGAAGACATTGCATATCAAGTATGCAAGCACAGCATTATCAGCAAACAACCTAATGCTGATGTGCAACCATTAAAACAACAAGAACTAAGAGATGCGGGCTGGTATACACGTCCCGTTGATAAACTAGCGTCTACTGAATTTACGTTTACTAGATTCTTAATACCAGAATTAACCAACTTTGACGGTTGGGCGTTATTCATGGACTGTGATATGATATTAACAACCGATATTAAAAAACTTTTCGATCAAGCAGATGACAAATATGCGGTAATGTGTGTTCATCATGATTACAAAGTTCAGGAAGGTGTTAAGATGGATGGACAAAAACAAACAGTATATCCACGCAAGAATTGGTCAAGCGTGGTGTTATGGAATTGTGGTCATCCTAGCAACAAGGTAGTAACTACTGACTTGATTAACGATCCTGAAACAACTGGAAAATACATGCATCGATTTAGTTGGCTCAAGGATGAAGAAATCGGCGAACTTGATCATACATGGAATTACCTAGTAGGTGTGTATGACGATTATGAAAAACCAAACCTAATTCATTATACGGAAGGCGGACCGTGGTTTGAAAATTACAGAGAATGTGAGTTTGCTGATCTATGGAAAAAAGAACTTTTTGAGATGATGTCCTAATATGAAAGACTACTCATTAGAAGAAGCACTTGTTATTGGATCAGGAAATAAATTAACCACGGATCCGGATGATACTTCAAAACCTTTGGTAGTAAGAGGAGTTATTAAAAAGGATCATGTAAACAAGTGTATTGAAATGGGGAGAGATTTTTACTACATTGATACAGGATACTTGGGTAATTTTCCGAGCAAGGGCAATCCTGGAGGTAAGAAACTTTGGCATAGAGTAGTCAAGAATGAAAATCAACATTCTAAAATTAGAGAAGTTCCTGCTGATAGATGGCAACAACTATTAGAACAGGATCCTACACTAGAATTTAAGGGTTGGAAAGATCACAGTAAAAAAATATTACTTGTAATGCCTAATCCTAAAGCCTGCAAGTATTATAATGTAAACTACGATGACTGGGTCAAGGATACACAAGAACAGATAGCGAATACAACAAAAATGGAAGTTGAAGTTAGGATTAAAGGATCTAGATCAGAAAGAAATAAGGGTTATACAATATTTGATGCACTAGATAGTGGAGTTCATACTACCGTAGCATTTAATAGCATAGGTGCATTGGAATCAATAGTTCATGGAGTTCCTGCTATTGTATCCGTTCCTTGCTGTGCAACACCATTAGCAGGAAGCACCATAGAAAATATTATTAATCCTCACAAGCCGGATAAGAAAACAATAGAAAAACAGTGCATGAGTCTTGCATATGGCCAATTTACTATGGATGAAATTTTAAATGGCAAGGCATACGAATTGACGGAAAGGTATTCATGAAACTTCTAATCAACGATAAAGAAATTGCCCATTTCCTAAATTATCATATGGAAATTTTTGAAAAGGTAAAGTTAAAAAAGACAGTAACTTGGACCAATCTTGAAGCATTCAAGGAAGATTTTTATGAAAAGATGAATAGCAAAAAGGTGCAAGGAAAGAAAGCCAAGCACTATTTTAATGATGATCAGAAAGCAAAATTTGCAGATAAACTTAGAAAGGCAATTATAAGAGACGTAGATCTTTATCGAGAAGAAGCGAGAGAATACATTAGATCAAAGAGAGAATACAATTTCCATAAGATACACAATAACATTGAAACTATTATTGAAAAAATAGGAATCGACAAAATATTTGATTTGTATAAAAAAAGCAAATATAAAAATTTTGTAAAAGGAACTGGCCTAACACTTGATCCTAACGCACAAATGATGCGCCGAAAGGATTTTAATTCTTATACTGAAGATGCTCTCATAAGAAATACTGTGGGCAATGAAGAATTATTAGTAACCAAGGTAGACAATAACTATCCCATGTGGTTCATTGATAGTGGTTATACAAACTTCTTGGAACCCAGCAAAAAGTGGCATAGACTAGTTAGGAACCATTTACACTACGGAGATTACTTTGATGCTCCGGCATATAGATTAGAAAATTTTGCAAAGTTTCCTGTGCCTTGGAGAAAGAATGGTGATACCATCTACATCATAGAACCAGGGCCTTTTGCTGCTGGCATATTCCATTGCGATCTTGCTACATGGAAATATGATGTGGAAGCAGAATTGAGAAAATACACTGACAAGAAAATTAAATTCAGAGAAAAGAAACCACTAAGAGAAAGAACAAGACTGTTTGACGAATTACTAAATGAGGATTATCATTGTGTTATCAGCATTAATAGTAATGCAGCAACCGAAGCAATATGGGCTGGAATACCTGCAATTACACTAGGCAAGCACATTACTAATCCGGTGACTAGAAACAAGTTAAGTGATATAAATGATTTATATTATGGTCCTTTGGGTCAATGGCTATGCATGCTAAGTTATTCACAGTTTACAAAAGAAGAACTAATGAATGGAACAGCACACAGAATAATTAAGAAATATCATGTCTAAGATTACAGCAGTAGCATATTACGGAGGAATACCAGCAAGGAATAATAATCCTGAAAAGCCTCTAATACTAGATAACTTTTTAGCAGGAGTAAGATCCTGCGGAGATGAAGGAATCGCACATAGAGAAATGCAGGCTATACCGTGCGATGTTGCCCTTATACAAGGATTCGTTCACGAGGACGGTAAGAGAGGAGTTCCACATCTTACACTAAGACAAAATGCAATTGAAATGCAAAAAAGAAATGGTAAGAAATCATTAATAGTTGATAGCAATCTTTTCCTGTTTGCAGATCCAGGTAACACAAAAAGATATTTGCGTTATAGTTTTGATGGAGTTTTTCCTACAACAGGATTTTACTTTGACAAGGACATAGATCCTTTAAGATGGCAACAGATTAGCAGAGATCTTAATTTACAACTAAAGCCTTATAGAACACAGGGAAATCATATTGTTGTATGTTGTCAACGAAACGGTGGTTGGTCAATGAAGGGAATGCCTGTTGTTTCCTGGCTGAGAGATACTCTTACAAAACTAAGAGCATTTACAGACAGACCGATCATAGTAAGAATACACCCGGGCGATAAAAAATGGCGAACATGGTTTGATTTAAAAATACTAAACGAATTTAAAAATGTTACACTGAGTCAAAAGCATATCAGAGAAGATCTTGTAAATGCTTGGGCCAGTGTAGTTTATAATAGTTCTCCTAGTATTGCTAGTGTAATTGATGGTGTTCCTACGTTTGTTACTGATCCGGATGTAGAAATAAGCCAATCCAATGGTGTTTGCAACACCAATCTAAAAAGAATAGAAGATCCAAAACTCTACGATAGGCAGGAGTGGGTTGAAAAATTATCAATGTGTCATTGGAACTTTGACGAATTGCGTGACGGAAGAGCCTGGAAATTTTTTAGGCAGTATGTCTAGGCCTTAAACTGTTGCCAATATAGTTCGGTTCTTGGAACCTTCAAATCATCTCTTTTACTCATACCTAATTGTTTTCTTCCACCCTTAAGATGATCTAGCCATGCTCCCCATTCGCTGTTGATGAGTGGATGACCTTCTCCTCTGCTCATACCAGGCTTGGGTCTTAGGTCCTCTAAACTTGCTGCCCAGTTGTGTTGATTCATTTGAGGAAATTTAATTCTTACACAATCAAAGACAAAACTGTCGTGCCATTCAGCCATTGTAAATATTCCTCCTTGGCTTTCTGCTTGATCGTATACTCTTTGAAATTCAGCAAGAAACTTTTGTGTTTCTGGTGAAGTTAAATGCATTGCATACAGTCCACACTCTGAATATTTTCCTCTTCTTCCTAGGAAACATAGTTCTTGTTTTCCAGGTAACATTCTACCTAATTCTTTTTCACTTATTGCACTATGGCAAAATGTATCAGCATCCATCCACATTAACCATTCAGTATTACATTCCTTGGCGCATGCAAATATGGAATAAACTTTATGAGCAAATCTAATGGCATGCCATTTGAAACCCTTACCTGAATCTTTTCTTTTGCTTCGTATAGGATCAGAACTAACATCGCCGTTAGCCTTGGGAACATTCTTCCATCTTGTTTTAAATTCAACTAGTTCAGGACTTGCCTGATGAAGATCTTTTACTATTAGATTAGGTGCAGTTTCCTCTACTTCACAGTCTTCTGCATACACATATAACTTTACAGTCTGTGGCCATTTTTCTAAAAATGATTTGATCATTCTTTTTCCATACAAATCATAACCTGCCTTATGAAATGTTGTTACTACTGAAACACTCATTAAATTTTACTCCACTGATGGCAATCACCTAATTGAGCAATTGCATTGTAACCTAGTTGATAGAGCCTTGCTGTATCTGTTCTCGGTATCACTGTATTTCCTTCAATAAACAAATCAGGTCCAGGATTAACCAATAAAGGAACAAAGTCTTCGAAGGTATTTACTTTATCTAAATCAAAAAATATTGCACTTAATTTTCTTAAATCATATGTTGATTTGACTGTAGGTCTATATATTAAATTTTTTGCCCTTAGGGTATCTTCTTTGTATCCATTCCAGAATACTGTGTTAAAAATTTCTAGTATACTATGCATATGACCAAACCCCTCTCCTACTACCAGAGCATCTATTGGAGGATTTTTCATATTTTTGGCAATTCTTTTTTGAAATTTGTTCATAATAATTCATTAAATACTACTATATTTATTGAGGATTCTATGAAGTTTAAAATTTTTCGCGAACACGGTGCTCTTAATAGTCCGGAAGTTTTTGATGCGTTTGAAAAGGGATTAATTGCAGCAGGGCATCAAGTCGTTAAAGATGGCGAAGATGTCGGAGTTATTTGGTCAGTGTTGTGGAACGGAAGAATGGCTCCTAATCAACAAATTTATGAAAGATATAGAAAATACAATATACCAGTCATAATCATAGAAGTCGGAAATCTTAAGAGAAATAAGACATGGAGAATTTGTCTAAATCATATTAATGGACTTGGTGTATTCGGTAATGATACTGATCTAGATACTGACAGGCCAAACAAGTTAGGCATCAAACTAAAGCCGCTCAATACCAATAGAAAGCAATCAATACTCATAGCAACACAGCATAATAAGAGTTTGCAATGGGTAGGAATGCCATCAATGGACATATGGTTAACAAGGTTAATAGATGGTATTAGAGAAAGGACGGATATGCCCATATACATTCGACCGCATCCTAGATCTCCAATGCCGGGCATCGAACACGAATTTAAAAATGTATATAGACAAACTCCACAGAAGATTAACGGAACCTACGATGATTTTGATATTGGGTATGATTACCATGTTGTAATTAATCATAACAGCGGAGTTCCCATTCATGCAGCCATTGCTGGCACACCCGTGATTTGTGACGAAAGCAGTCTTGCTTATCCAGTGTCGGATAATATTGAAAATATTTTAAATCCAACATTACCAGAAAGAGACGATTGGCTGATTAGGCTCACCCACACCGAATGGACCTTGGGAGAAATATCCAAGGGAATACCTATAAAAAGATTAGAATCTCTAATAAAAAAGCAAGTTAATTCTTGATCTTTTGCCCTAAACGTAGTATACTGTATTAATGAAAAATAGTTTTTACATCGAAGATATATTTTTAGAATTTATGACCTATGTGGATCATAATACATTTCGCATGCAGTATCAGGATAGATCCGCAGCATACAGTTTCTACACCACCATAATTAATAATGGTGACCTAACACAAAATCAAGGAAACTATATTCTTAAAATTCTATACAAGTATAGAAATGTTGTCAAGCCACACATGGAATATGAAACTGAATTAGAAAATCCAAACTGGAAAAAACCATTTAGGGTGATTGACAATACCAAAAGCATATGGATTGAAGAAGATAATGATAAAGCATTATGGGTATGCTTAAAATTTCCTTATCAATTTAAGGACACGTTCGATGTTGAATTTAAGGGCTGGCAAGATTTTTACGGATCAAAGTCAGTATGGGATAGAGAACGTAAACTTAGAAAACTGTATCTCTATGATTTCAATATCATACAGATTAATGAATTTGTTAAGGAACAGGGATTTGAAATCGATGAAACTTTTTCAGAAGCAGTTTCATCAGTTGAAGAGATATGGCAAAATTCAGAAACTCTGCAGAAAAGATCAGTAATAGAAAATGGTGTAGTATTAAAGAATGCACCCGAGGATGCATTGGAATATTTTGAATCCAAGAAAACTGGTAATGTTGCTAATGATTTGTTTTTGGCAAAATCCATGGGATATCTTTTGGATAAAAATCCTCATACCATAGTTGAAAAAATTGCTGCAACCAACTCAAATTCTTTCTGGATAAAAACTAATAAGGAATTTTTGGAACTGTGTTATTCCGTTGAAGGAAAAATTTGTATCATTCTCGATAGAACATCGGACAGTCTTAACTGGATTAAATCACTAGCAGAATCAATAGATCAATACGGTTTTGAAAGAACGGACTTTAGGGTATGCTTTAGAACGAGTAATACTAATGACGCAGATTTTAATAAATGGGTAAGTGAAAACAAGTTTGGAGGAAAAATCAAGGATGCTAAGTTCTTGATCTTCCAACATAAACCAGCAAAGTGGTTGTTCAAAGACAAAAGTGATGTTATAATATATGCAAGTAATAATTTGTATCCTGCTACAAACTCTACTGCAAGGGCACTTATACAGTATCATCCTTGTGTAATTTTTGTAGGAGACATACAACCAACTAATAGTAAGGAAAACACAGTTGTCGAATTGTAAATTAATAATAAAGGATGAAGTAAACGTTAAGTTTGAAGGACTTGCTGTTGAAACACGCAGGAAGATAGTTAATAAACTTAAATATGATCTTCCCTATGCTCGACACATGCCTGCATTTAAATTAGGAAGATGGGATGGCACAGTAAGTTTCTTTGGCATTGGTGGTAATGGGTTTCTTGCACATCTTGATGTTGCTCTTCCGATAGTTGAAAACGATGGATACGATATAGAAGTTATTGATCAACGAGAACATCATACATTTGATTTTAAGAAGATAGGTGAAAATTATTGGGCAGATCAAGGAAAGGTATGGCCGCAAGGGCATCAACTTGCTGGACAACCTATCGTGCTTAGAGACTATCAGTATGACGTTGTTAATCAATTCCTAGAAAATCCACAGAGTCTACAGGAGGTTGCAACCGGTGCTGGTAAAACTATTACAACTGCTACCCTTTCGCATTTATGTGAGCCTTATGGCCGCACAATGGTTATTGTTCCGAACAAGAGCCTTGTTGTTCAAACTGAGGAAGATTATAAAAACCTAGGGTTGGATGTTGGTGTTTACTTCGGAGATCGAAAAGAATTAAATCACACGCACACCATCTGCACATGGCAAAGCCTTAATGTTCTTGATAAGAAAAGTTATGACAGCGATACCCTAACACTCGCAGAGTTCACGGAAGATGTTAGAGCAATTATAATTGACGAAGTGCATCAAGCAAAAGCAGATGTTCTTAAAAAACTACTCACGGTTAATTTTAGAAATGCTCCCATACGTTGGGGATTGACTGGAACTGTTCCTAAGGAGAAATGGGAATTCCAAGGGATACTTGCCAGCATAGGACCCGTAATTAATAATGTGTCCGCACATGATTTACAGGAAAAAGGTGTGTTGGCAAAACTTGATATTCAGATATTACAAACAAAGGACATTGAAGAGTTTAGAAACTATCAAGAAGAATACACTTGGTTAGTGACTGATGAAAAACGATTGGAATATATTAGCAAGCATGTTAGCAAGGTTGCCAAGAATGGTAACACACTTGTGCTAGTAAACAGAATCGATACGGGTAATAAACTGCTCAAGAATATACCCGATGCAACGTTTATTAAGGGAGATGTAAAACTTGACGAGCGTAAAGAACAGTATGACGAAATTAAGACATCGGATGGAAAAATTATTATCGCAACATATGGAGTGGCCGCTGTGGGTATTAACATTCCGCGTATTTTCAACCTTGTTCTTATTGAGCCTGGCAAGTCTTTTGTCCGCGTCATTCAATCTATAGGAAGAGGAATACGTAAAGCAGAAGATAAGGATTTTGTTCAGATTTGGGATATAACATCAACGTGTAAGTATGCCAAGAGACATTTAACAGAGAGGAAAAGATACTACAGGGAGGCAAAATATCCTCACACTGTAACTAAGGTGGATATATGAAAATAAGTAACGAAACAAAAATCAAACACAAAGTAAAATACACATCTACTACCAGCGGAACACGAGAACACTTTCTAAGTGATATTGTAAAGAATAATAATTTAAAACTCGGTGCCGAAGTTGGAGTTAGGACAGGCAGAACAACATTTCATATTTTAGATAACAATCCAATGTGTGAAATGTATGCCATTGACAAGGACATCGCACAATTTTTTAATGACACGGTAAAAGAAAAATACGGACATAGATTAAAAGTATACGAAGTTGACAGCAGGGTGGAACCTGAATTCGTTGCAGATCAGAGTTTGGATTTTTTCTTTATTGATGCATCACACACATACAAGAATGTTGTAAAAGATATAAACGCCTGGATACCAAAACTAAAGGACGACGGTTGGATGATGGGTCATGACATAGACTACCCATCTGTTGAAGCAGCAGTCATGCAAACTATTGGCTTCTATGAAGTTGGTCCTGATAATGTTTGGATTGCAAAAAAGGATAAAATTTATCCAGGTTTACAGGAGAATAAATGAGAATACTTACTTTAGAAAACAAAGCATTTGACCTAAATGAATTACCGGAAGAAGTATCGGAAGATGCTAGATTTAGTGTCCTTGATAATTCGGATCCAAAGAATCCAGACTTCTTTTTTCAACCACTAATCTTTTTGGAATCATTTAACAGTCCAGCAATACTAATGAAGATAGGCGGACACGAAATACAAATGCCACTGGATTGGTCAATACTTATTGGTGATAGCGACAGTGGCGGAGATCCAGAAATGCTGCCTCTTACTTCTATAAATGAACGAGGGTTTGAAGCATTTGTTATGAACCCAATAAAAGGTTTTAGATGTGATTTTGCACCCGTAGAAATTATTAATGTCTATCAAGATGTTAGATGGTATTTTCCAAAAATGAAAAATGGGCAAATACTAACAATACCACTTCACGAAGATGAAAATCCTCCATGTGCATTTTTTGTGAAGGACATTAGTAGGCAATCAGAAGTCGTTGATTTGGCTGCACTACTATGATAACTACATATATTACTCAACAAGAGGAAAGGAATAATGACAATGAAAGCAGGTAAGATTTGGGGTCAAACGGAATTGATCCATGCAAACGGTGTCCTAGAGTTTCACCGTATTGAATTCAAGAAAGGATATAAATGCTCTGAGCATGAACATCGATATAAATGGAATGGCTTCTTTGTAGAGTCAGGAAAGATGATTGTCCGTGTTTGGCAGGATGCTGATCAAAAAGGTTTAGTTGATGAAACTATTCTTGGTCCGGGCGAGTTCACACAGGTTAAGCCAGGTAAAATTCACCAGTTTGAGGGTGTAGAAGATGGTGTAGCATTTGAACTATATTGGGCAGAATTTAATCACGACGATATCGTTAGACGCACTATTGGCACAAAGGCAAAATAAATGAAAGTCGAAGTAGTATCCACTTTTAGTCCGGCATACTATGATAGAGTCGCAAAATATTTTGTCGCAAGTTGTATAGAACATTTATCTCCTTCTATCAAACTAAAATTATATGTTGACGATTTTAATATACCAACAGCCGATCATTTTGAACTCATAAACTTAGAAGAAACGGTTGTTGATCTTAAAAACTTTAAAGAAAGAAACAAGGATAGGCCGCAAGATGACTGGAGGCATGCAGCAATAGTTTTTAGTCATAAGGTATATGCAACATGCCATGCAGCAAAAAATACAGATGCTGATGTTTTAATTTGGCTCGATGCTGATGCAGAAATAAAAAAACACATAGACGAAAAATACTTGTTACAATTTTTATCTCAAGATTATGATATTGGATGCCTAAAAAGAAAAAGATCTACAGAAACAGGTTTTTTAGTTTTTAATTTAAGAAACAAGAACACTCACATGTTTTTAGAAAATTATAAAAAAATCTACGATACTGACGAACTCTTTAAACACAAAGAGTGGCACGATGGTTATATTTTTGACAGAGTCTGTGAAGAACTAGAAAACAAAGGAATGTTATCTACAAAAAATATTTCTCCAGAAGGAACAAGAAAAAGTCACTTCAACAATCTTCATAAGGGATATATCATACACCATAAGGGTGACGATAAGGATAAGCGTAATGCACAATAAAAAAAGATATACTTGTGTTACATCATTGAATCAAGGAATTTATGATCACTTGGGTTCGTTTATGATAGATACATGGTTAGAATTTTGGCCTGCTGATGCACAATTGATAATATATGCTGAGAATGTCGAAATAAAACAAAAAGACCCAAGAATAGTAATATTAGATTGGCACGAACACTGCTTGGCAGATCAAGAAGAGTTTGCAAAAATATTACATGATGCTAGAACACTTAGATTTAGTAAAAAGGGATTTAGTTGGCTGCACGCCATGGAAAACAATCATAGCCATAAATTAGTTTGGTTAGATAGTGATTTATTATTTTATAAAAATATAGATTATAAATTATTAGATAGTTTGTTACCTTCTCATAAATTAATTGCCTTATTTGATTGTTTTTATCAGACCAATCCAAACTATACTCCAGAAGAATACTTAGATTGGAGGAATAGAGGAAAGATGGCCGCTGAGAGTGGATTTGTTATAATGGATACTTCACATGAAAAATATCCTGAATACGTAAAACAATATAGGCAACTTTATCTTAATCAAGAAACACATCAATCGCTTGCAAGAAGATATGATGGCGAAGTTTGTGTTTGTGCAGCAATTGATTTTTTAGATTTAGTGGAAGATTTAAGTTCTTTACGAACATCTAATAAAACGCAAACACCATTAAACAGAAGTAAACTATCAGAATATTTTCAACATCATAAGGGCAAAGTCAAAGACGGATTTACTGAAAAAAGAATAAAAGAAATATTGGATATTAATAAAGAGAACTAAAATGATTATTAGAAATGGTTGGCATTTTCCTGATATGGATGAACATTTTGGAAGGTATCAAGAAACCTATCCTGAATCAAGTTATCAACAAAAAGCAATCGATGCTGCATATAGTTATGTTAAAAATTTTAATGATGTAATAGATGTTGGAGCAAATGTAGGACTACATACCGTTAGATTTTCTAAAAAATTTAATAACGTGCATTCATTTGAGCCTGTTACTAGTAATTACGAATGTCTTGAAAAAAATACATTAAATTTTAAAAATGTTCATCTATATAAATTAGGGTTAGGAGATAATAATGAAACTAACGAGATATCTATACCTTCAGAACATAATAACTGCGGAGCATATAGTTTAGTAGATTTTAATCAAGAATCTAATTTAATAAAAGAATCTATAGAGATTAAAAAATTAGACGACTTTAATTTAAATGCAGATTTTATTAAAGTAGATGTTCAAGGTTTTGAAGATAAATTTTTGTTGGGATCTTTAGATACAATTAAAAGATGCCAACCAGTAATTATGTTAGAAGTAGAATATAAAAAAGCATTTATCCGACTTAATTCTATACTAGAGCCACTTAATTATCATTGTGTAGAATCTGTAAAGAAAGATAAAATATGGATACCAAGGGGGTAATATGAAAATCGAACTATCACACAATGTAAGACACTTAGAAAGAACGATTAGGGCAATGGTTGCTTTAAACGTAACCAATGAAAGCGCAACTTATATCGAAGTAGGTGCTCACAGAGGAAGAAGTATCGGAACTATAGGAAATTTTTTAAAAGATAAATGCAAAAAACTTCATATCATAGGTTATGATATTTTTGATGCTGAAACTAGCAGTTTCCATATAAAGGAAGATAATGGTAAAGGTGCAGGAAATATTATAAAATGTAATAAAGCACTTAGCAAATTGTGTAAACGCAATCCTCACGTTACATATGAATTAGTTGAAGGATATACTACAGACAGTTTAAAACCAAGTATAGCAGAATGGGCATATATTGATGGCGGCCATAGTTACGAAACGGTTAAATGGGACCACGAACAACTTAAAGATTGTAGTGTTATTGTTTTCGATGATGCAGATCTACAAGGTGTTAATCAATACCTTTGGGAAATAAAAGATCAGTATAACATATACGACTTAGAATCAACCGAAGATGGAGCAAGACAGGCTTGTATTGTTAATGATAAGGAAAATTTTAATTTTGACGCCGCTGGATTTATTCCTTTTAGAGGATGTGATCCTAAAGAGTGGAAACCTATTAGATGAGTAATACTCAAAAAATAAATGATTTTTTTGATAATCTTACGCTTGAAGAAGAAAATCTTTTAGCGGCTCGACTAGCACCTGCTATTTCTCGTTACCAAAAATCTACTCCTTTTTATTATGGAGACGAAGCAAGAGTTCATGTTTCAAAAAAAGTAAAATTAGTAAACACATTTTTTAATCTGATTTCAGGAAACGTATACATCAAGTCAGGAACATTTTTTGGAAATAATGTTTCCGTTCTTACAGGAACTCATGATATTAGTCTAAAAGATGGATTAAGGAAAAAAGCACCCACTAAGGGTAATGATATACACATAGGGTATGGAGTTTGGATTGCAAGCAATGCTACTATTTTAGGACCTTGCGAAATAGGAGATTATGCTGTTATTGCTGCAGGTTCAATTGTTCTTCCTGGCAAATACGAACAAGGATGTTTATATGCAGGAGTTCCTGCAAAATTTAAAAAGCGTATTGAATTTAAAGAAATAGATTAGGAGAATAACTTGAAAGTTTTTTTAAAATTTCATAGAACTGATCCAGCCGCAGTCAACTGTTTAAGATACTGGTTAGAAGTTTTTAAGAACTATGAAACTTTTATCTTATGTGATAGATATGATCCTAGTGAAGAATCGACACCTGATTATTTAAAATCGTCGTTGTTAGATTATAATGTAAAAGTAATAAACAGCGACTATTCAATAGGTAAAGAATACTGTATGAATTTAAAAGGTGCAAAGCGTAATATGGCTTCTGCGAATATGACAGGGTTTAACCATATATCAAAAAAGCAAAAAGGTTTTTGGATTATAGATGCAGACGATACATTGTTCTTAACTAGGAATTATGAAATTATAAGAAACAAATTAAAGGCTGCTGAAGAATATTTTTTAAGTAATAATCTTGATGGCTTTAGTTTAGATTTTTATAGAAATCAAAATAACTGTTGGACATTTGGAATATGCTTGTTGAAGTCTACTCTAGATTGGAAAAAAATTAAAGATATTACAAACGAAGAAATAAGACAGACTGGGTTTGCACAAAATATCGATACTGTATTCAATCTTTTACGAGAGAAAAAAATATTTAATTTGAAAAATTTTATTTTTTCAAGAACAGCATTTCAACATCAAGAAAATAACTACCCTGAGATGCCTCACGGTATATATGTATGGCACGATAATAAATTATGGGATAAAGATTTACAATCGGATGTTGTTGTTTTATAATGAGTGTAAAAATGAATATCATAGTTCAAGCAGGCGGAAGAGGAAGCCGATTACGACACCACACTTGGAATAAACCAAAGTGCTTGGTTAGTGTGAGAGGTAAGCCTTTATTATATCATTTATTTGATAGATTTCCAGAAGCAAACTTTGTTATTATCGGTGATTATGCTTATGACAAACTTGAAAAATATTTACAGGTCAACCAACCTAAAGTAAAATATACACTAATTGAATCTAACGAAAAAGGCACTGCGTCTGGTATTGATATCGCACTTGAAAGCGTTTCCAAAGAAGAACCTTTAATGATTACATGGAGTGATCTTATTATTGGCAGTCTTCCTGAAATGCCAGAGACAGACCTCCCGGTAGTAGTAATAACTAATGCCTTTACATGTAGATGGACATATAATGAAACACTAAAAGAAACACCAGGTCCAAATGGAATTCCTGGAATATTTTATGTTCGTCAAGCAAAAGATTTTCCTACACCTCCTTCTAGTGGAGAGTTTGTAAAATGGTTTAGTAATACTATAAAACATTTTGTAACTATAGAAGCAAATGATTTAGAAGAACTGGGTGACTTTTCAACTATAGAATTACAAAATGACAGAGCAGGATTTAGTAGATTCTTTAACGAAGTTAAAATACTAGAAGATACTGTAGAAAAGCGTGCCATAGATCCTGAATATAGTCATTTAATAAACAATGAAATATCTTGGTATAATAGCGTAAGCGATTTAGGATTTAGAAGGATACCTAAAATACATTCAACTGATCCGTTGGTAATGCAACGTGTGAAAGGCGAGCAAGCCTACCAAATGAGCGATTTGAGCAACAGAGAAAAGAGAGCAGTTTTAGCAGATTATTTAGATGCTTTAATTTCACTGCATGATCTAGGAAGCAGACCTGCAGATCATCAAGATGTAAAGGACACTTATATTAGTAAAACAATAAGTAGGGTAGAAAGCGTTTCTAGTATTATTCCCAACTTTGAACAAAAATCTGTAACAATTAATGGAAAAAAATGTAAAAATGTTTTCCAAGATAATATTTGGAATGATATATATAAAGAACTTTTACCTAAGATGTTTTCACCAATTCACGGTGATCCTACATTTAGTAATAGTTTAATTGATAAAAATTTAAGAACTTGGTTTATCGATCCTAGAGGATATTTTGCAAAACAAGGAAGCATATGGGGAGACCCTATGTATGATTTTGCAAAAGTTTATTACAGTGCAGTCGGAGGATATGATAGTTTTAATAGAAGAAAATTTAAACTACATATAGACAATGAAACTGTAGAAGTGTTAATGGAACAACCATTATTCTATGACACGGGTAAAGAAATATTCCAAGAATATTTCGGTAAGGATTTTTATAAAATAGAAATACTACACGGGTTAATCTGGCTTGCTCTAAGTGGTTATGCAAAAGATGACATTGATAGTGTTATAGGTAGTTTTTACTTAGGATTATATTGGTTACAAAAAGGGCTGGAGGATATTTAATAATGCAACAAGAAATTTTACCTTTGTTTTCATCACCGGTAATGATCTCAACAGAGACATATCCAATGGAAAAGAGTCTTTATGATCATATCATGAATATGCCAAAGGAAGAAAATACAGGTGGTGGAGAAAATTTAATTACCGCTGATAGTAGAGTATTGGATAACCCTGAGTTTAAGAATCTAAGAGCATTCATAGAAAGATATCTAGGGTATTATGTAAAAGATGTAATGAAGGTCAATGACAAAAACGAAATATACATTACACAATCATGGATCAATTATAATAAAACAAATACTTCACATCATGTTCACTCGCACCCGAACAGCATAATAAGCGGAGTATTTTATATTGAAGGCGAGGATGCTCCGATTGAATTTCACAGGCAGGATAAGTTACTGGATCTAAACTTAATACACGATGAATGGAATATTTGGAATTCAAGCCAGTGGAATTTGGATATGATTAAAAACAAATTATTTTTATTTCCATCAAAACTAATACACGGTGTTGCTCCAAATGAAAGTGAAAAACTAAGAGTCAGCCTGTCATTTAATACATTTGTCAAGGGTGAAATTGGAAGTGTAAAACAAAAAACTTGGGCACAAATATAATGTTTCCGTTTGAATTATCAAAAAATCTAAGACATACGTGGTTCATAGATCTCGATGGAACAGTAGTTAAACATAACGGTTATCTAACAGGTGATGATGTTTTATTACCAGGAGCAAAAGAATTTTGGAATGAAATTCCAAAAGACGATTTCATCATAATAACAACAAGTCGACCGAGCATAGAAGCGAGAGTAACAGAAGATTTTTTAAGAATAAACGATTTAAGATACGATAGGATAATATTTGATTTGCCAACAGGTGAAAGAATAATTGTAAATGATATCAAACCAAAAGGATTAAAAACAGCAATCAGTTGGAATATTGAGCGCGATAAAGGGTTTGACAAATCATAAAATTTATACTATAATTGTATAAAACTAGTAAAGGAAAAAAACATGCTTCATAAGATTAGTCAACTGTGTGATAAAATCGACGGAATCAAAAAAGATGCTGATCGTTTAAGAGAACTAAAATACGGTCCAAAAAAAGGTTCAACTATAGAGATTGATAATCTAATTGCACAAATACAAGCAGAATGTTATTTGGTATCGCAAGATAGAAGTTCATACGTTAAACATGATACAAGTAGTTGATAATTTTATACCAAAACAATATCAGGAAGAAATTAAATCAACTCTTTTAGGAAGACACTTCCAGTGGTTTTATGCATCCGATGTAACCTATCGTGATGATAATAATAATCCTGCAATGTTTCATATCTATAGAGCAGATAACGAAACAAAGAGTAATTTTTACGATTTTCTGAACCCAATGGTGTATAACACGAACATGGAAGTCAGAGAAGTTATACAGGCAAGATCCTTTTTACAGTTTCCATTGGCAGGGGAAAGAAATACGGACAAGTTACATGTTGATTTGCCATACAAGCACACTGTTTTACTATACTACGTCATGGACTCGGATGGTGATACAATTATTGTTGACAAGAAGATGGAAAATAATAATTCCCAAGACAATCTTAGGCTTGAGGATTACGAAATAGTAAAAAAGATTACTCCCAAGCAGGGTAGAGCAGTTATATTCGACGGAAGATACTATCACACTGCTGAACAGCCTAAGAAGAACATGCGTTGCATCATAAATTTTGATATGTTAACAGAACTTGATTAAATTATGCCTAAAATTTACGAATCGCCAGATGGAGGAAAAACAGTTTACGAAAGAGACACGAAAACTGGAAAGAGAATATGCATAGAGAAGCCAAAATATCCAGCATGGTGGTTAAACGAACACGAACTTTCCGAAATAATGGAAATGGCACAAGACGGAAATCAGCCAATTCAAAAAATTTTGGAAAAGTTGAAATTAATTTACACAATGAATAAGGAACACGAAGAAAATTGGTGGAACGATTAAAAAAATCCTTGAAAATTTCAAACTTTGAGTGTATACTAATATCATGAGTCAGGAAAAACTAAAACTTAACGAGGTCCTTGCGGCAGTGGACATGAATGCAAAGCATCTGTGGGACGAACTCACAGAGGATCAGAGAAAAAGCGTGGTCTTCTTTACGCTAAACAGATACATTAGCAACGTTAAAGGGTCAAGAGAAGATAACGAGCACTTTGTGCTTCTCGGAAATGAAAGATTTAACAAGAATCTATTTTTATTGTTAAACAAGCATCCAAAATTGCTCTGGCAACTGGCGTGCAGTTGTGGTCACGAGTCAAAAAAGATTTATTTTCATCAGTGGCTCAAATTATTAAAAGAAAAAAACAAAAAGGAACAGTTTTTAGAAGACCTATTTCCTAATATGAAAAAATCTGACATAAAAACGCTGGCTTCCATTACCACAGATAAGGAAATTAAGCAATACTGTGAAGAACTTGGTTGGGACAAGAAGCAAATTGCGGGTATAAAACTATGAATAAGCAATCAGACATAATTCCTGCTTTTCCCACTCCAATTTCCATCGGTGAATTTTCCATTTCCGACGAAAATAAACAGAAAATTATCAACGTTGAATACAATAGACTGAACGCAGATAACGGAGACATGAGCAAGGACAAGTATGTGCTTGATAGACCAGAACTTGCAGAAGTAAAAAAGGAAGTGATGAGCCATGTCAACGGATTTGTAAGAAATGCATTGCACGTTACACCGGAAATTGAGTTTCATATTACTAATAGTTGGGTAATGAGGCATCATAGAGGTGATTGGGCACCAAGACACTATCATAACAATTCATTAGTATCAGGAATTTTCTATATCAAGTGTGATGAAAACTCGGGTGATTTGGTATTGTCAAGATCGTCAACGCACATAAATTTATTTCCACCAACTTTTCAATTTAAGTTTACGGAGAACAATTTATTCAACAGTGGATACTGGGAATTTACACCACAAGAAAATCAAATTTTTCTTTTTCCAAGCCACTTGGATCACGAAGTGAAACCTTCAAACTCCGATAGAGAAAGAATTTGTGTTGCATTTAACATATGGATTAAGGGAACACTTAATTTTAACACAGATAATGATGATGAACAGATAGGAACGTTGGATATTAGGTAGCGCCATGGATCAATTTGAATGTAAATATTGTGGTAAAAAGTTTGCAAGAGAAAAGACTCTTACTGTTCACGTTTGTGAGCAAAAAAGAAGGCATCTTAGCAAGAATGATAAGCACGTTCAGATGGCATTGTTAACATATCAAAGATTTTATGAACTAACACAAACACACAACGGTAAGAAAACGTTTGATGAGTTTGCTAAGAGTCCTTACTACAATGCATTCGTAAAGTTTGGCAGTTTCATGAGCAATGTGAATCCAATATATCCTGAAAAATTTATAGATTTTGTGATCAAGAGTGGCGTTAAGTTAGACCACTGGTGCCGCGATGAACTGTATGATACCTACATCGAAGAATTATTAAAAATTGAACCAGCAGATGGTGCAATACAGAGAACAATACAAACAATGATGGATTGGGCAGACGATAAACAAGCATCATGGAATCATTATTTTAGTTACGTTAATTTAAATAGAGCAACACACGATATTAGAGATGGAAAGATCAGTCCTTGGTTACTGTTGAACAGTAAGACTGGTAAGGAAATGCTTAAAAAATTAAATGATGAACAGTTAGAAATTATAGGTCCAACCATAAACCCACAATACTGGGTAAAAAGATTTAAGAATCTTCCTGCTGATGTTGAATTGGTCAAGGAAGTAATTGCGGAGGCAAAGATAGATGCCTGATATCGAT